GGGCCAAGGGGGGTGGGCGGGAGACCGAAAGGTCCCTCACGCGAACCCGGATCGGAGGGGTGGGCTTCGGCTTGAAGCCCCCGGACCAGATCCAGCCTACGGGCGTTGGACGCCACGCCGCAATGGCCTGCTCGCTCATGGTGCGCGAGGTGGCCGAAGCGGCTCTCCGGAGGAGTCGGACGGACGAGCGGAACCAGCTCGTCGACTCAACCGGAGGAACACACACGGGGGGTGGCCGCTCGTCTGCGGTACCCCCTGCCGGGGGAGGGAGGGACCCACCAGTCCCATCCTCCCCCCCCTGGGCGTCGGAGAGTTGCTCGGGGGCTGTGTCGGGGCCGCTACGCGGCCTCAATGACCAGCCCTCCTTGAGGGACTCTCCAATGCCCCAGCCCCTGATGTCCTCGATACGGAAGGGTTTGTCATCGAGGATAGGAAGTCCGTAACCAGCGAGCACGAGGGCCTGCTGGAGGGCGGCGGTCCCGATCTCTGGCGTCTCCGACGTGACGAGACCCCACTCGACGAGACCCAACGACGCGAGGCGCCGGATGACATAGTCTTCGGCGGCTCGGGTGGTTGTGGTCGCGTCGGGGGTGTCCCACTTAAGTCGGGAGAGGCGCATTGACTCGGGGTCGGTGTTGTCGCGGAGGTAGGCTGCGATGTGCTTCTGGGCCTCGTTCATGACGTATGGACGAGTGGGCCGGAGGCCGAAGCCACCCAGCTGGCGGGGGACAAACCAGTTCATGAGGCCGGTCGGAAGGAGTTGTAGGAAATCCGACCAGACCTCAAGGAAGACGGTGTTGAGGCGATCAGCCTCCTCACCCTCTGCCGAGAGCAGGAACGTCTCTTGCCAGGAGGGAGCCGAGAGGAAGAATTCCGCGGCGGTGATGGACCGGGGCGGGCACAGGACGGCCAAGGAGGCCGAGGGGACCCTCCGCCATGAGCGGAGAGGTCTCACCAGGGCCGGGGCGAGGCGGGCCTGCAGTTCAACCGGAAGGCTGGACAGCTGAGGGCCCACCAAGCCCTGGACGTCGTAGGGCTGGAGGTCGATGCGGAACATCTGGGAATTGAGTTGGATGAAGTCCCGCGATCTGAAGTTCTTCCCCACGGAGGGGCTCAGGCCGAACAGGGAGGTGACCCGGGACCACTCGTCGTAGGCGGCGGCACCGGCTGTAAAGCCGATGTCG